GTGACAAACGAATGTCCTCCAGCAAAATATTTGGTTGAATATGAAAACGGAACAGATATTCAAGAAGGTGAAATACCAAGTGGTGAAAGCTTAACAATTCAAGTACCGAATCCAACTGAGTGCTTACCCGCTACGGTTGAACTCATAAACACGGAATCAACTCTTTTACTTACAGAATCAGTTGACTGCGATACAACAGAGCAGATAATCGCTCCCGACGGACTTGCTAAAATTAAATTATTTGGAGACGGTACTTTAGTAAACTTACAAGTCCCAAGTGGTGGGCAAGTAGAGTACGATATTCCTGACAACAACATAACGGTAAACGGTGGTAACTTGTTCACGATTGACGCAACCGAACCGCTCGATATAAGGTTAAAAGACCAAAACGGAAGTACGTTACCAGCGCAAAGTGTAACGCACAACCAAAACCAAGACCATGTAGACATCGTTATAAATACCTCAGGCTTTGCTCCTGTTGGTGCAACCTTAATGAAGACGGGACAAACCACTTCTTATCGAACGGGAGACGATGGAGACCTTGAGGCGGGACGTGCAACATCGTTCACGGTACTTGCTTCAAATAATCCATTTGGAAACACGAACCGATTTACAGATGAGTTAGGCGGTCAAACGTACACTAATAACATAGTAATTGATTGGAGTACTTACAACGGCTCTACTGTTCTTGGAATTTCAAGAATAAACATTGCAACGGGTAATACTTGGAATCAAGCGATAGATAATTCTTTGTCTTATTCGATAGGTTCTTTCACGTCGGGTTGGAGGTTACCAAATATGAAAGAGATTTTTAACCTTATGAACTATGCAAATGACCCTTCTACTTTTTTAAATTACTCACCTTTAAATTTAAATCAAACTGGTCGTTTATATTGGTCTTCAAATACAATAGTATTCGGAACTACTTCAGCTTATGGTTTAAACAACGTAGGTATGACAACACAAGTTGCTAAAACAACAAGCGCAAACATGACTTATTTCAGAGTAAGAACCTTTACTGTAACTGGAACAACTTTAACTTAAAAAATATGACTTATAAATTTGAACAATTCAACGTTGAAATCGTTGACCCAATAGTAAAAGTAATCAACGTAAATGACCGCATCGATGAACTTACTTGCTCAGTTGAAATAGAGTTAATAACGGATACTGCAAAATTTGGCGTAACTTTAGACGGATTTACCTACGTTAACGATTGGTCAGATTCAGATATTCGTTCTTGGGTTGCTGTTGAATTACAAAAATACGAAGTTAATGGCTAAAACTTTCAAAGTAAAATATCCGACAAGAAACCGACTTGCGAGGTCTTTACAAAAAGAAATTAAAAACACTCTTGGTCTTTATGATTCAGGCGACCTTTACCGTTCTGTGAGAATTTCAGCAATGACTGGAAGTAAATTGAATGTTGTTGAGATAACAATAAGTGCTCTTTATTATTATTTATTCTTGGATGAAGGCACTATAGTTGATAATCAACAACGCATTCCGCCTTATTATATTACTGAAGGTTGGTTAAGTCGCTCAGATACTCAAGCGATACTTGGAGAAATTGCTAAGGAATACGTTCAATGGCAGTTTGAAACTTATCCGTTTTTAGAAATGGCAAAAATTTTAAATCAACCTAAATTCGAAGTGAATTTTAATTGGATTGATTCACCTTATAAAAACTTACCTACAAAACCAAGCACGCTATATTAACTAAGTACATGCTTCATTGATAACATATTAAAGACGAACGTTAAAGGTAGATCAGTTATTGCGTCTATTTTTGTAATGTCCTCACCGGCCAAACTATAAAGCAAGGATTCCCACGCATATTTTGAACGCTTCTTTTCTGCTTCAACTTCTTTCTTTTCTTCAGGTGTAAGTTCTTTGGTGTCCTCTTCGCCTTCAAACTGAGGGGCAAATAAGTTCTCATATTGTTTAGTGAAGTTGTCTCTAAATTTAAGATACTCAGAGACCAAACCGAACACCGTTGTAACGGGTATTTCTTTAAACAACTCAGAGCGCTCGAATAAGTTATAATTATAAGGCTCAAAAACACGATTACCCCACTCGTCTAATTTAGTTTGCCTGTAAAATATTGCTGTAATAATCGGAATATTACCTATTTTGTCTTTTACCGTAAAATAGTCAGCATCTATAAACTCGCCAAGCGTAATTTTGTCGAAGGGTTTGAAGGTAAATTTATCGATTTGATCGTTGATTTTTACTCGAGGTTCTGATCTTAAAAAATTTAAATCCTTAATTAAGTTATTTAATTGATCAACTTCTAAATTATAAAGGTCTTCAGGGTCTTCGTCTAATAGAATTGAAAGCGTCTCGACTTGCATTTCGAAAACGCTCTCAAAATCTTTCTCGTCTAATATAGCTAATTCAATAAACTGGTTAACCGTTATTTGATGCCATCCCTTTGGTAACTTCATCGTTAATTTGTTTAGCTGTGTCTTTCATTTTGTCACCTATAAAAGCAATATAAGGCAATGTAAATTCAGCATTTAGTTTTTTAAACAAGTTTGCTTTGTGTTTAATATGAGCATCTGTGTAATGTTCTTGGTCTTTCAAATCTGTTCTTTTAAACAACACAGCTATAACTTTTGAAATATAGTTGTTAGGGTTATTCTTGATTATTTTCTCAATGTGTTTCATTTCACGCACAGAGATAATAAGTTTCTTATCGTGGCTTTTGTAAGTATAACCATCAATCTCGAAAGACTTTAAAAACTTTTTAGATGCCTTATAGGTAATCGAGTTAAACTCTTTGACTTTTTCTTTAAACTCAGTAAACTCTAACTCGTTAATTTCTGTTTCGTCAGCACCCAAAAACACGAATATATTTACCCACTTTTCAAATGCGTCTAATTCTTGGCTGGTTATTTCTGAAATCTTTTCGAACTGCTCAATTGATAGCTCGTTAATTACGTTTGGAATTTCGTTTGAACCTATTTTTATCATAGCTTTTTTTAACAAATATAAAAAAAATAACGATTATAAAATAACACCTATTATTTAGTAATGAAAGAGGAATTACCACTTTATAAAATAACTATTGACGAGGAATATAGTGAAGGCCAAGAACTTGGAATTGACATGATAGCGTTTACATCAAAGCCTGCTGTTATGATCAAAGGAATGGCGTTCAATGCTGTAGAAAATTTCTTTTTTAAAGACGAACCAAAAATGAGGATTGTAGCACCTGCTATGATACCTATGAATATTTATCGAAATGAAAAAGGTGAAGAGTATTACGTTCAATTTACCGAACAAGAAATAGAGAATATTTACTCTAAGTTTATGCAAGATTTAAATAATCAAAATCTGTTTAACCTTGAGCATACCGATAAGAAAGTTCCAGCGTATATTTTAGAGGCTTGGATTGTTGACAACCCGAAAGAGGATAAGTCTTATTCAACATACGGTATCGAAGTTCCAAAAGGGACTTTAATGTTAACCGCACAAATTACAGATAAAGAATATTACCAAGAGTTGGTAAATAAAGACCAAGTCGGCTTCTCAATTGAGGGTTTCTTAGGTCTTAAATTAAGTAATCAATTAAATAAATATAAAATGAAGTTACCCGACGGAGAACATTTAATCGAAGGGAAGATCTACGTTGTAAAAGATGGAGAAATTCTTGAGATTAAAGATGAAGTTCCTGCAGAAATGGAAACTGAGATGGCTGAAGAAGTCGTTGAAGAAGAAGTAAAAGCAGAGGAGGTTGCTGAAGAGGAAGAAGTAATGGAAGAAATGAGCGAAGAAGTTGCAATGGCAGTTGATCCGCAAGCTGATTCTGAAGCTGTCCTTGCAATAGTGCAACCTGTTTTAGATGCAATGGCTACCGAATTAATGAAAGCCATAGCTGAAGTAAAAGCATTAATACCAGTTACAGAAGAAACTGAGGAAGAAGAAGTTGAATTAGCGGAACAAAAATATACCGCAATTGAGCGTTTAAAAAAATATAGACAACTATTTAAAGAAAACTAAAAATGAACAGAAAATTAAAATTCGATCTTGACATCGAAACAAACGCGCTTTTATGCGCAAACCCAGATGAGTTTTACTCTCGTGCTTATTTAACAGAGGACCTTGTAGATAACTACAGAACTTTGCCAGGTATTAAGTCAGCTACTAAACTTGCCAATGTTGCTTTTGGTAACATTTTACAAGCTTCAAACTGTAACTTTACAGCACCTACTGACAACCTTGATGCTATCGATATCGACGTGTGCCCGTTGTCTGCAATGGCCCAAATATGTCAATTTGATTTGGAGCAGTCTTTTGTTTCATTACAGATGGCTCAAGGTTCTAACGGTGACTTTACGGTTGCTTCTTTTATGAACTACTACTGGAACGAAATGTCTTTAAAAATACAAGAAGATTTAGAATTGATTCGTTGGCAAGGTGACACACTAAGCATTGACCCAGTTCTTTCTTTGTGTGACGGATACTTGAAGAAACTTTGTGCTGATGGTGATGTTGTAGGTTTGTATGCTGGCGCAATTGACAATAATAACGTTATCGCTCAAATGGCTGCTGTTTACGCTGCTGCTCCTGCTGCAATTAAGCGTAAAAAATCGGACTTGAGATTCTACGTATCTGCTGACGTTGCTTCCTCTTATGAG